AGACGGCACGATCACTACTGGCGGCCATCCGATGATGACTGCTGGGGTGATATCAGAATTGTTGAAGCACTCAGTCTTTCTTCCTGATCCGCAACGTGTACGTCGAATCGTCGCCACAATGTCCCCTCTTGCTTGGGTTACATCTAAACGAGGACTAATAAACCCAGAAAAGTTCGGTGATCTTCGCACCCCGCTCGTCGCATTGTTGTGGGCGCAAAACTATGTTTGGCGACCCGTCACGCTTGCAACAGGCGGGTATGTGCTTCGCAATATGTCCGACTCGTTCCTACGTCAATCGTTCGCACCTGGTATCCAGACCGGTGCTTTCCATCCGTTCGAGTTGATCCAGGTTGCGTTGCACAAAAAGTACAAGGGTGACATTTTCGGTATATCTTTCAAGGGTGACCCGGAAGATTTGATTCGTCGTGACCAAAGAGAAATGGCTGAAGCTGTTGCGGGTTCGTTACGTGAATACGTTGATCCAGTCAAGGTTGCAGGCCGACAGTCAAAAACGGGTGTGTGGCGTAGGGTGCGTCGAGGCGACGGAATTCAAGCCTACCGTGAAGGTATTGCCGCAGAAATTTCGTTGTTGTATACGGATGATGTAGCCAAACTTGTCGCTGGTAATAGCACCACAGAAGAAATTATGGATTGGATGCGTAGCACACCTGAAGGTCGCCGGCACGTTGACATGATTCAGAATATGTGGAAAGACAGGACGATTCCCAATTCGTCTGGTCAGAGGACTGTTGGTTCTGTATTGTTCAAGGACGCGCAAGGCCAGTTAGACGAAGCGAATGTGCGCGGATACATCGAAAACTACATCAAGCGGCGTATCGAGTTGACGACTGGTGGAAGCCCGTTGTTGCGTGAAGTGATCGCTACCGGGAAATACACCGACCCTGATACTGGCAAAGTTCGTGACGCTTTACAGTTAGCGCGAACCGGAGAAATCAAGGGTTACGAAGAAGGTTTTTGGCAGCTGATATCTAAAGTCATTGATGACCCTAACATCAAATTGAAAGACACCTACAAGGCGCAGATCATGGTCGGCCCTAGTGCCGATGCGGGTCGCTTGTCACAAATTGGAGCGAAAGCTGACCGTATTGTTGACATTTTTTTCAGCGAGTTGTATCCGCGACGCGAAGCGTTCCTCAACCGATCACCAGTATTCCGACAGGAGTATTACAACGTCATCGGAAAACTGGCTGACGAACTAGCCCCCGGTGAAGCAGCGATCATCAAAGCCAACGTTCGAGCAGCCGCAAAAGCCGCCGGCGAAACATTCAACAAACGGTTTTTCTTCCGGTACATCGGGAACGACGTAGCCGCAAAGAAACTGTGGGGCAAAGCAGACGGATCAATCCCGTCTAACGGCAACCTCAGCTTTAGTGAACTTGATGCTTACGCTAAAGGTGCAGCGTTGGACACCACAAAAGAATTGTTCTACAACGCTGCTGAACGCAACAACTTTGTTGACATCATGTCAATTATTGCCCCGTTCGGTTCAGCGTGGGTTGAGGTGATGAGCAACTGGACGCGTCGTCTAACGTCTGACCCGGAGGCGTTCAAGCGCGGGTATACGTCGATTGAGGGTTTGCGTGATGCAGACCCGGATGCTGACGGTCGAGGTTTCTTCTACACCGATCCGGTGTCTGGCGAATACGTGTTCAACTATCCGTTGGGAGATAGAACCGTACCATTGATGTTTGCGTACATCGGATCAGTCATCGGTGGAGTTGGTTTGGGTTTGCCGGGTTTGATCGCCGGAGGTTATGGCGGTTATAAAGCCGGTGAGTTTGCAGAAGACAAACTTGATATTCCTGATGTTGATGTGGCTGCACCCGCCAAAACGTTGAATATGGGTTTCAACGTTCTGCCAGGTGTGGGGCCATACGCTCAGGTTGCTGCTGCATGGATTTTGAAAAGTAAACCGCAATACGACGATCTTGCGAAATTTATAGTTCCTTATGGCCAACCGAAATTGGAACTTCTCCCTAGCCCGCCGTGGTTGGACAAGTTTTTTGCTGCTGCTGTCGGTGACCCCGAAAATGATCGATTTACGGGTGATATGACGTGGCAAGTCATGGAAGTTCTCGCAGCGTCCGGTGAATACGATCTGTCTAATGAAGTTGATATGCAACGACTTGAAGAAGATGCGATTGGTAAAGCGCGTGTGTTGGTCATGATGCGTGCGCTCGGACAGTTTGTTGGCCCAACCCGACCAGTTCCGAAATTGATTGCACCGTTGAGCGACACCGCTAAAAAGAAAATGTTTGATAATGACGGCGAAAAAAGTGATCCGTCTAAAATAGACGTGTACGCCAACGAAATCTCCAAGTATTTCCGTGAACTACAAGACACCAACTATGACACGGCAGTCGAAACGTTCTCAGACACCTTTGGTGACGATTTCATGTTGTATTTGGCCGGCAAAACGAAAGCGGTCGCAGGTGGTCTTGACGCATCAACAGAGTTCGGTGATTGGGAACGCGATAATCAATCGTTCTTCAAAACGTTTCAAGAGGTCGCCGGCTATTTCGCTCCGACCGGATCAAAGTTTGATTACCAGGTGTATTTGCGTCAACTGGAAAGTGGCGCACGTGTCAAGTTGACACCGCAACAACAGATTGAAGAAGCGCAACGGCTGATGGGAACCTCGATCTACCGTCGCCTCATTCGTGCAGCCGGCCCTAACCCCAACGACGCACAGAAAGACATTCTGCGTCGGGAACGCCAACGGTTGTACGAACAGTATCCAGGTTTCGCTAAGGCTCCGATCGACGTTCGAGCGTTTGATGCGAAGATGAATGTCTTGAATGAGGCGGCGTTCGATGAGCGTATGGATGAGAACCCTGTTGCGTTGGCTGCCCGCGAATATTTGAACGCCCGTAACTATGCGTTGGATATTGCCGAGCAGCGCGGTAAGACGTTGCGCGCTGACGCTAATTCGGATTTGCGTGACATTCTTCGTGGTGAGGGTGAGCGTTTGGCGGCGATGTATCCTGATTTCAGTCGTTTGTGGGAGCGGTTGTTGTTGCAGGAAGTTGATTTGGATAGCGAGGAATAGTTATGGCTTCGAGGAAGAAAAGTGAGGGTCAGGGCGGGTCGCAGGCTAATGAGCAGGCCGACGATGCGATTCGTGATTTACGAGCAGTTGACACTCTGGGTGGTGCGGGTGCTGTACCGCCTCGATTTATCTTTGATGAGAACGGAAAACTGATTCCGTATGACGGCCCTGGTCTTGTCAACTCAGTAGGTGAAGTCGAAAAAATAGACAATAAAGTACAACCCTACCCTGCCGACTATGCGCCCAAGATTTACAACAGTTTGAGTCCGGCTGCCCAAGATGCTTTGATGCAACAACTAGAACGCGCCGGCCTGATCGAGAAGTCGCAGTTCAATGATGTTGTGGCTGAGGTGACGGCTTTGTCTCGTTTGATGAGTTTGGCTAACGCAAACGGCATCACTTTTCAAAACTATTTGGGGCAACGCCTCGCTGGTAAAACTTTGGTGTCATCTGGTAGCGGTCGCACCTACCGCAAATCGAACCCTGACGATCTGAAAGCTGTGGCCCGTCAAGTCGCCCAACAGACGTTGGGTCGAGCGTTCACCGACGATGAAGCCGACCGGTTTGTTCGTGCTTTCCAAGCTGAGGAAATTGCTGAGCAGCGTCGTGCGTCTGGTGGTGGGACGATGGTGCAGGCTGCGTCTGCGGATGTGGCTGCCGAACAGTTTGCAGAGCAGGAGGCTCCTGATGAGGCTTCTGCGTATAAGACGTTGGGGTATATCAACAAGTTCTTCAACGCGATTGGTGGTGCGTGATGTCTGAAATTGATATTGAGACACGGCGGGCGTTGAACCGTCTGAACCTTCGGTTTGATGACACGGTTAGGACAAGTCCTCCGAAAAAACCGACTAAACCTCCTACTGCTACGGCCACCCCCGCCCCGGTGGACTGGAAGCAGGCCGCCAAAGAACAATACGGCGGCTACTACGCCATCATCGAGTCCGTCCCCGAAATCGCCACCCTGATTGAGAACGCCGTCAAGGGCGACTGGTCAGACGCAAAGTTTGAGTACGAACTGAAGCAAACTAGCTGGTTCAAAACGAACTCTGCGTCAGCCCGCACCTGGGACACGCTGAAGCAAACCGACCCTGCTTCCGCGCAACAGCAGATCGACAAGCGGAGCAACGACATCCGCACCCTCGCCAGCAACCTAGGTGTCAACTTCGATGATGCGACAATCAGTCGTCTGTCGGAAAACAGTTTGCGTGGCGGGTGGGACGAACAAACGTTGCAAAACTCCGTGGGGGCTGAAGCTGTCAAGAACACCGGCACAATGTCTCAACTGTCCACCGGTTTCTTTGGGCAACAGTTGAAGCAAACCGCCGCTAAATACGGTGTGTCGCTGTCGGAGGAAACGTTCAACGGTTGGACGAACAGAATTGCCACCGGCAAGGACAACCTTCAGTCATTCAACACGTATGCGCTCAACACCGCAAAAGCCTTGTATCCGGGGATCAGCGCACAGTTGGATGCTGGTCAAACGTTTGCTGAGATCACCGATCCGTACCGTCAGACTGCTGCCCGCATCCTCGAAATCAACCCGGAAACCATCGACTTTGGTGATCCTCGATGGGCGCAAGCCGTCACGTTCACTACCGACAGGGGTGAAGCACGTCCCATGAACTACAACGAATGGGGCAAATATTTGCGTAACACCAGGTCATTCGGGTATGAATACACGACCGAAGCCAAACAGCGGGCGTTCGAGGTAACAAACCAGTTGGCCAACATTTTCGGGAAGGCATGACATGAGTGACATGGGAGCAAGCCAGCAGTCGGCGTATGAGATCATCGCCCAAACTTTGACTTCCTACGGACTAAATCAACTTAGTTCGTTTGTGAACGAAATGGTTTTTCAAGAAAACATTTTGGACACCAACATTCTTGTCGGCCGTATCCGACAAACAAGCGAATACCGTCAACGGTTCGCAGGAAACGAAACACGCCGGCAAGCCGGTCTGAACGTTCTTTCAGAAGGGGAATACATCCAGTTGGAGAACGTCTACCGTCAGACGTTGCGGTCGGCTGGGATGCCCCGAGAGTTCTACTCCAGCCCAGAAACGTTCTCTCGTCTGATCGGCGGCGACGTGTCAATCCAAGAGTTCTCGCAGCGGATCAACCAGGGGTATCAGGCTGTCCGTGAAGCCGACCCGCAGGTTGTCGAGGAAATGCGACGTTTGTACGGGGTGGACGACAGCCAGTTGGCCGCCTACTTTCTTGATCCTCAGAAGGCGACCCCGATGTTGTTGAAGCAGGCGCAGGCCGCACAGATCGCCGCTGAGGGGACGTTGCAAGCCGGGTTGGGTGTCACCCAACAGCAAGCCGAGGAACTGGCGCAGGCTGGTGTGACAGGTGAACAGGCTCGACAAGGGTTCCAGACGATTGCGTCGGCACAAGAATTGTTCCGGCCTATCGCTGGCGAACAAGATGAGGAAATCAGCCAAGCGGAGCAGGTCGGTGCAGTATTCGGGACATCGGGCGCAGCGCAACAGCGTCTTCGTAAGAGGCAAGCGGAACGTCAAGCCGCGTTTGCTGGAGGGGGTCGGTTTTCAGTCGGCCAGGACGGTCAATCGTCTGTCGTCTGACAATAGTTGCATCAACCAAATAATGTGATACACTCTTTCTGATGCCAATAGGCAGGAACCACCGCAAGGTGAGACATAGCAGCATCATCCCCTGCCTCCGGGGGATGATTGGGCAAAGGAGTGTACATAGTGGACAGCGAACTCGAACTCGATGAACAGGAGTCCGGCCGAAATCCTCTCCGTGAGAGGATGAAGCAGTTGGAAGCCGAGAACGCAGCCCTGAAAGCAAAGGCTGATGAAGCCGCCGCAGCGTCCCGCGAACTGGCGTTCGTGAAGGCCGGAGTCGATCCGACCCTTCCAATGGCCAAGTATTTCGTGAAGGGATATGACGGTGAACTCACAGCGGATGCGATCAGAGCTGCCGCCATCGAAGCCGCGATCATCCATGACACTAAGGCCGCCGAGAAGGATGCCTGGGACAGAACCGCAAAGGTCGCGTCCGGCAACAACAGCGAGCCACCCGTCGATTTGATGACACGGATCGGTAAGGCTAACAGCCAAGCCGAAATCGAAATGCTGCTGGCCGAAGCACAACAAGCCCAACAGCCCTACTGACCTGCCAGTCGCAGGGCTAACAATCTCACTTGAAGGAGTGAACCCTCATGGCATACACAGATACCTCTGCCCTTTCGGTCGATCAGGTAGCATTTGACCGGTTGGCGTACTTCGCCCTCCGTTCCGAATTGCTGTTCGACGGGGCCGTCGAAGTTCAGCCCACGAACCAGGCGATGCCCGGTGCGTCGGTGACTTTCACCATTTTCAACGACCTGTCGGCCGCCACTTCCGCGCTGACCGAAACCTCCGACGTGACCGCTGTGGCGATGTCCGACTCGCAGGTGACTGTCACCCTTGCGGAATACGGTAACGCCGTCCTCACCACCGCAAAGCTTCGCGGAACCGCGTTCCTCGACGTGGACAAGGTGGCCGCAAACGTGGTCGGTTACAACGCCGGAATTTCCATCGACAGCATCGTCCGTGACGTGATTGCTGGTGGAAGCAACGTGATTTTCGCTGGCGGTGGAGCGACCACCCCGTCAAGCCGTGCGACCGTTCAGGCCGAGGACATCATCGAGGCAAACGATATCCGCAAGGTGACCGCCCAGTTGCGTGGCGCGAACGTCCCCACGTTCAACGGCCTGTACATGGGCTACATCCACCCGGACGTGGCTTACGACTTCCGCAAGGAAACTGGCGCAGCCGCGTGGCGTGACCCGCACGTGTACCAGGACACCAGCATGATCTACAACGGTGAGATCGGCGCGTTCGAGGGTGTTCGTTTCATCGAAACCCCGCGAGCAAAGGTGTTCGAAAACGCTGGCGAAGGTGGAACCGTCGAGGTGTACTGCACACACATCATGGGTCGTCAGGCCATCGCTAAGGCGTTCAGCCAGCAGGACGGCAACGGTGCGGTTCCGAAGGTCGTGCGCGGCCCGATCACCGACACCCTCAACCGTTTCCAGCCGGTCGGTTGGTATTGGCTGGGTGGCTACGGCCGATTCCGTGAGGCGGCTCTCCGTCGCATCGAGTCGTCCAGCTCGCTCGTCTGATCCTGAGTCAACCCGCTGTGAGGCCGGGGATGCGGTACAATTACCGTGTCCCCGGCTTTTCGGCTTTAGTGAGGTGAAGAATGTCGATTTCGAATTATTTGGAAAACGCCTGGTTGGATACTTTGCGTAACACGTCGCTTGCTGTGTCGGCTGTGTATGTGAAGTTGCATACGGGTGATCCTGGCGAAAACGGTACGTCTAATGCGGCAACGGAAACGACTCGTAAGATTATTTCGTTTTCGGCTGCTTCTAGTGGGTCGATGTCGTCGTCTGCGACGGTGGAGTGGACGAATGTGGCGGCTACGGAAACGTACAGTCATTTTTCGTTGTGGGATTCGGCTACGACGGGAAACAATTTGTTTGCTGGTGCGTTGTCTTCGTCGGCTGGGGTGACGGCTGGTGACACGTTTCAGATCACTTCGTTGACGTTGACGTTGGATTGAGAGGTGGCCCTAAGTGGCTACTAATTTTCCTTCTGGTCTTGACAGTTTGACTAATCCGACTTCTGGGTCGGCGTTGAATAGTCCGTCTCATGCGGATCAGCACGCTGATGCGAATGATGCTATTGAGGCGTTGGAGGCGAAGGTTGGGGTGGATGGGTCGGCGGTGACGACCAGCCTCGATTGGAAGGTTGCGAATCTTGTTCCGACTGGGACTGTTTTGCTGTGGGCTGGTTCTAGTTCTGGCGCACTCGTTTCAACTTTGTTTCTTGTGTGCGACGGTGCAGCGGTTTCGCGTACTACTTACGCGAATTTGTTTGGGGTCATCGGGACGGCGTATGGTGCAGGCAACGGTTCAACGACGTTCAATTTGCCGTCTATGTCTGCTCGATTGCCGTTGGGTACGACTGCCAATAGCCGTTCTGCGTCTACCGTCACTTCGGGTAACCAGTCGGCTACCCATCAGCACAATACGACGACTGGTAATGCGTCTGCTAACCATACGCACAATGGCACGTCTGGTAATGCGAGTGCGAACCATACGCACAATCAGAACTGGACTGTCACGACAGGGAACGACAACACGAACCATACGCATACCTACGACAAGTCAAACGGGTCAAATGCTGGCGCAAATACGGGTGGTGTAAATGCAGGCCATACGCATACTTGGAACGCGAACCTGACAACTGCTGGCGACGGTTTTGGCCATACTCACAACACGACGACCGGCAACGAATCAGCGACACACAGCCACAACGGTACGAGCGGAAACGAATCCGCAAACCACACTCACTCCACGTCTGCAACCGAGTTCATCTTCATTATCAAAATCTGATGGCTACCCTCAAAGACGAACCCGCCGATCTCGGTGCAGTCGGCTACTACGACAAAACCGTAGGTGTCAACGACACCACAGGCTTCTTCGCCATTAGTAAAGTCGCACAAATCCCTGTCAAAGATGTTGCTGAAGGCGAAGACACCCGCTGTGATCGAGGGAAGATTGGCCCAGGGTCGTTGCACCGTTGGGATGAAACGAGTGGTCTGTGTTCCTGCGGAATAACAGAACCACCTGACCCGGTAACCGGCGACCACTTGATAACCATGCAAGATTTGGTTGCCTATTACCCCGTGTTCGAGGCGATGCCTCACGCCATTATTGTGTACGTCGAACTGAAAGACCCGGAGAAAGAAGAAGAAGCGATCAGAGATCCCAACCATACGCGCACCTTGCAAGAAATGTTGCGGTGCATCGTCGAATGGGATTGGGCTTACACAACTCTTGGCAACCGTGAAGAAATCGCCGCTTTATGCAACAGCATTGTTTCTACGTTGGCTGTCCCTACGGAAGTCACCGAATGGGTGATTGACCAGGTTCCAGCCGAAAAGGTGGGGCGGTTCCTGCAAGGCCATCTTGACGCTCGAAGCCGCACCACAGAACCAATCCCAGAATTACCCGACTTTGTGTCCAGTTGGATGCACAGTTTGATCGTAAACTGTCGGACGTTCGGTGAATACGAAAAGGAGAGAGCAATATGATCGTGTCGTTCCCCGCCAAGAAAGAGGGCATGATCCTCTGTTTGGACAATGTTCTTGACGAGAACATCTGCCATGAGCTTGTCGGCAAACTTCAGCCTATGTACGACCAGGTGGCACAAGACGGCAAGACGGTCGGCGGCGTGATGTACAACATCAAACGGTCATCTGATTTGACGTTGAGCGAATCAACATTTGCGAACAGTTCGCTTGCTTGGGATAGCCGGTTCTCTGCGAGTGAAATGGCAATCTTTGATGCGTTCCATACTGCTGTCGCCCGATATCGTGACATCTACCGGCATACGCAAGAGTGGATCAACGTGTCTGACACCGGATACCAAATCCAGAAATATCATCGCAACGACGGCTACTACCGGGAACACGTTGACAGTTTTCCAACCGAAAACCTTGAAATGTCGTCTCGGGTTTTGGCTGGGATCGTCTATCTGAACGATGTCAAGTATGGCGGGCAAACTAACTTCCCGTTGCACGATGCGTGTATTGAGCCAGCGGCCGGTCGAATCGTGTTGTTCCCTGCTACCTTCACGCACCCGCACGAAGCCTGCACCCCGTTGTCAGACGACAAGTGGATCATCACCACGTTCTTCGTCAACAAACAGCAGACCACCCAAGTACACGATCACCCGCACCCGCACTAATCATGGCTCACTTGTACAACGACGCAAACTTCACTTACAACGCGTCTAACCTCACGTACAACGGTGTCGCCACCTACACCGCCACAGCGTCAGCATCAGGTACAGGCTCAGGTACAGGCTCAGGCAGCGTCCTCAAACAGCGTCAAGGCACAGCATCTGGCACAGGCACAGGCACAGCCGATTCCAACATCAACCCTGTCCGAACCGCCACCGGGTTTGGCACAGGCACAGGCACAGCTGACCGCATCCGCGTCCCCGTCAGAACCGCCACCGGAACAGGCACATCCAGTTTCGATGCGACCGGACTGCGAATCGTTTTCCGTACCGCTTCTGCTTCCGGTACGGGGACATCTCTCACCGCTATCGTCGTCGGCCGGCTACGCACCGCTAACGGGGCAGGAGGCGCAACCGCAACATCTGGTGGCACAGGGCTACATATCGCCCCTCGAACCGCAACATCTAGTGGCACAGGCATAGGCACGGCTGTACACATCCGTGTTCGCGTAAGAACCGCCACCGGGACTGGAGCCAGCACCCAAACCGGTAACTGGACGAAATCGTTGATCTTCCGACCACCCGTCGAAGACCGATTCCCCTGGTCGGACTACCGAAATTCATCATCGTCACACCGACTATTTTCCCGTGCCGAACCAGGTTATCGCGCCCGCAACATTTTTCGACTCACAAACGGTACATACACCAACGTAGACCCCCTCGATCCAAGTCTCGTAGACAAGGTGTATCTTGGCGCACACGAACATCACGTAACAGAACAAGAGAAAGCCGACCTAGTAGCGGCCGGATACACGGTGACCTAATGCCCATCTTCAGATGCCCGTCAGACAATTTCCACAATTTGTCCGACTTCGATGAAACAATCCCCTGGGGTGAACGTGAACGGTTCTCGTATCGGCTCCTACGCCACTACGCGTCCCTACCCAAAGGTCGCAACGTATACAAACTAGTTGACGGCACATTTGTAGAATCTGAGCCGGCCAACATGACATCTGTTGTCACCACCTATTACGGCGGCCATGACAACCACATCACCGACGAGGAAGCCTCTCAGCTCACATCTGCCGGCTACGGAGCCTACATTTTCTGACATGATAAAGCATCAAGAAACTCACCCAAACCTCAATGTAGAGGGATGTTTTGCGTGTCGAATCGCTCACGTGCGTATTAGTTCGGCCGCAACCCCGACTCGCCGTCAGAATGTTCAACACATCACTAAAAAAGAAGCGGTGCTGGACAAGGATTTGGATGCGTATAAGCGGCTCCGCAACGACGGTTTACAACCGCGCAAGATCGACGGGGCTGCCGAAGTTGAGAAACGGGCTGAAACCAAAGCCCAAGTGGAATCAGGTATTCTCCCGTGATTTACAGCAGATGTCCTGCTGGCAAGCGGTGTTGTCACCGAAATAAGCGGCTCAATACAGTATACTCGCTGTGTCTGTCTAACCAGGAACGATGAATGGCTACTTACAAGGGCAAAAAAGTCAAGCTAGATGCTCCCCGCCGTATCCGGCAAGGAGAACCCGGCTACGGCCGAAAAAAGTCTGTCGTATTCGTTTCTTCCGGTCAGGGCAAGGTGAAGCGTGTGATGTTTGGTGACCCGAATATGTCAATAAAAAAAGATCAGCCTGGTCGCCGCAGCAATTTTCGTGCGCGTCACAACTGTGACAATCCAGGCCCAAAGACCAGCGCACGGTATTGGTCATGTAGGGCGTGGTAAAAAATGACCACCGCTGGAAACGTCATTGATCGTTCAATACAAGAATTGTTGGGAGGGACAGTCGAGGAACGCAACAAAATTGTGTCATCGATTGATTCTGACGACACATCCCTCACGTTGACCTACGATCTAGGATCGTTGCACGAAAACACAGTTTTTGAAATCAATCAAGAATTGTTTTACGTGTGGGAAGCCAACACCTCTAACAAAACGTTGACTGTTGAGCGCGGTTTCGGTGGAAGCACCCCAAGCAGCCATACGGCAGGCTCGATCATCACAGTCAACCCACGTTTCCCTCGGCATCGAGTGTTGGCCGCATTGAACTCTGATTTGGCTGACTTGTCGTCGCCAATGAACGGTCTGTTTCAAGTGAAGTTTGTTGACATTTCTTACAACGGTAGCGACCGAATGGTCAATCTTACTGACGTGACGAGCATCATTTATTTATACGATGTCCGTTACCGTTATCTTTCGGATGATTACCCAATCATCCGCGATGTAAGGTTGTTACGCGATATGCCGACAACCGATTTTGCGTCGGGTTTCGCGTTGGCGTTCGACTGCTATGTTCGTTCTGGTACGGTGCGCGTCCAGTACAAAGCTCCTTACAATCCCTTTGCCACAGAAGCAACCACCTTGTCTTCCATCGGCGCATCATCTGAAATCCAAGACCTGTTGGTTTTGGGTGTACAAATTCGCATGATCGCCCCCCGCGAAATAAAACGCAATTTTACCGAATCGCAAGGCGACACTCGACGCAGCGACGAAGTGCCTGCTGGTGCGGTCGGCAACAGCCTAACAAATTTGTTGCGTTTGCGTCGAGACAGGATTACCGCAGAAGCCGCACGTCTGAACCGTCAATATCCGACGCGCATCAGGAAGTAGCCGATGGCTACCCTCATAGATTTTACAACCGCTTTCACAGGTGGCCCAACGTTTTTTTCGGGTACTGGAACGTCGTCTCTCACACCAAACGTATTCCCAATCGCTATCGGCGGCCATTCCTATATGTTGGACATAAGGTCAAACCGGTTTACTCGATCTTTTGAAAATCGTTTGCGCGATTCAAGTGACAACTCCAACATTCCTGGTGAAGCAGCGATAAACCCACAGGGTTTGTGGAGAAGGTCGCAGGTGTCTTGGCACAAAGGTTCTGGACAACAATATGCCGATACCGCAGATGGTGTTGACAGTCGATTCTATGCCTCAAAAAACATTGATCCGTGGACTAAAGGCCAACTGTCAATGTTGAAGCAAACATCGCAAGTGTTGAGCAGCGTATCTACGAATTTGTTTATGGTGGTGGCCGGCAACCGTCTGTATGTTGCCGATAACCAGACACTAAAATACACAACCGACCTGTCAACATTTTCGACTGTGACTGGTACGCCGGCAGCGGCGATCAACGGAATGACCACCGATGGTTTTACCGTCTACATTTCGTTTGAATCAAACGGCACTTACTCCACCAACACATCACTTTCGTCAGCATCGTCATATAACACCGGACACAACTTCGGTGTTATGGCGTATGTAAAAGGTCGCTTGATGGCCGGTGGTGCTGGGTCAACTGACGGACACAAATTGTGGAACATCACCGGGTCTGGCAATAACCCGACCGTTCTGTACACTCACCCAAACACAGCGTTCCGATATGTCGGTTTTGCGGCCGGTCAAAATCATATTTACGCGGCTGGGTTCGCTGGCAAAACAAGTTTGATCTATCGAACATCGATCAAAGCGGATGGAACGAGCCTCGAAATCCCGGTGCAGGCCGCCGAGCTGCCTGTTGGAGAAATTGTTTCATCAATTTACGGGTATTTGGGAAGCATCATTATCGGCACTAACTTGGGTGTTCGTCTTGCAACATCAGACAACAACGGCGATTTGTTGGTTGGCCCAATTCTCGAAACAACAACGGATGTGAAGTGTGCTGTTGGCGACGGTCGTTTTGTTTGGTTTGGCTGGACAAATTTTGATGAAACATCAACTGGTCTAGGTCGTCTGGATTTGTCTCAATTCAACTCGACCAATGAACCTGCTTACGCGTCTGATTTGATGGCCACAGTTCAAGGGGCAGTCAACTCTATTGTCAACTGGGACGATTACCGTTTGTTTTCGGTGTCCGGTCATGGGATCTACAAACAACATGAAACGGATTTTGCTTCTACCGGATATGTGGATACAGGTTCGTGGAGGTGGGGTATACCGGATCGCAAGTTCATGGTGTTCGTCGATTTTCGCACCAAACCTCTTGCCGGTTCACTCACCTTTTCGTACAACCATGACAGTTCCGGTTTTGAATCGTTAGCCCCGTTCAGCACGGCCGGTGCTACTGAATATTCTTTGGACGGCCCGGACGGGCAGTTTGGTGAAACGGCACTCAAAATTCTGTTTGCGCGTTCGGACACAGACGCAACAAAAGCCCCGGTCATTACTCGATGGCAAGCCAGGGTTTTCCCTGCTCCAGCGAGAAGTGAGCTGTTTTCTGTCCCGATTCTTTTACATCACAAAATCAGCATTGTGAACCGTGATTTTTATGTTGATGTTCCCAACGAACTTGCGTTTTTACGTGGTTTGGTGTCCGACCAAAGAATTATCACGTACCAAGAAGGTGTAGAGAGTTTTAGGACGATTGTGGAAAATGTAGAATGGTTCCCAATCGACACATCAAATAGATCGTGGGAATATGATGGAACGGCAGTAGTGACACTCAGGAGTTTGGTGCAATAAAATGGCTAAGACACGCAGAACCTATAAAGGTGGAGCAGCCTCCACCACCATTACTGGAACGCTCACTTCTGGTGGAACAACGTTCGTCATCGCCGGGTATACAGGATGGCCCTATGGGGCTAACCCGTTTTATGTGGTGATCGAGCCTGGTACGGCGAACGAAGAAAAGATTTTAGTTACCAGAGCGGGGGCAGCCGATACGACGATCAACGTGACGACACGCGGCGTGGACGATACAACGGCAGCACAACACTCGACTGGCTCATCTTGTTTCCCCGTGTTTACTGCCATTGATGCTGATGAAGCAAACGAAATGGCTTCAACGCTGACAACAAAAGGAGACATTCTTGTTCACGACACGTCAACGTTCGCACGATTGGGTGTCGGCACAAACAATCATGTTTTGAAAGCAGATTCGGTTGCTGCAACCGGTTTGGCCTGGGGTCAGGTTGCGACGGCTGGTATCGCTGATGATGCGATCACTTCTGCGAAGATTGCCGCTGATGCGGTCGGTTCATCGGAGATTGCTACTGGTGCTGTTGGTTCGGATGAGTTGGCTTCTAACGCTGTGACGACCGTGAAGATCACGGATGCGAATGTGACGACTGCAAAGATCGCTGACTCGAATGTGACGACTGCGAAAATCGCTGACTCGAATGTGACGACTGCAAAGATCGCTGACTCGAATGTGACGACTGCAAAAATTCAGGATGATGCTGTAACCGCAGCCAAGATTGTTGCCGGTGCAGTAAGCACATCTGAGCTGGCAGACACGTCCGTAACGACTGCAAAGATCGCAGACAGTAGTGTTACAACTGCCAAGATTGCCGATTCTGCTGTGACCAGCGCAAAGATCGCTGATGCCACAATCGTCAACGCCGACATTAGCGGTACGGCCGCGATTGCACAAACCAAATTGGCTGGAGTTTACACCGATGGTGGTTCTACGAATCATACAATCACCATTTCAACAGCATCACCTACCGGCGGCGCAGCCGGAGATATCTGGTTCAAGTATTCCTGATGCCTACTTACGTTCACGACGGTTCCGTGTGGCAGGAGTTGACTGGCGCGGATAGACCCTTTGTTCACGCAGGCGGGTCTTTCCAGGGTGTCAATGAAATCTATGTACACAACGGTGCTGGCTGGCAACAGGCATACCAGTTTGATAATACTGGCCCGTCTGTTGCTGACTTTACTGTTGTTGGCAACGACAATAATCAAATGACCATCAACTGGAGTGGTGGTGCGTTTGTTACCGACGCTTCTTCTGGTGTTGCGAGCGTTCAGATTCAATATCAATACACACCCTATGGAGGTTCTGGTGAAGGCTGGAACGCATGGCAGAACTGGACTGGGGGTGAATGGACTGCATCGTCTGGTTCATACGGATTTACTGTTTCGAACGCAAAGCGTGCAACACAAGGGGCTGCGGCACCGGGGTTCTATCAAATTGAAAACCGTTACTACGTAGATTTCAGGGTTATTGCAACCGACAATGCCGGAAACGTGACGACAAAGACGATGGCAAATGGTCAACTAACTCGTCCGTATGGGACGTTTCTGCTTGTTCCACCATACGATGCAGCCAACGGCAGAACTTATGGTGACTCGTATTCGTTGACACAGAATCCCGACACATTCGTTGGGTTGGGAGAACCAAGTATTCGTTCTGGAAACGGCACAAGCGTGGGAAGCCAAGACTGGAGTTACGGCTGTTGGTTCTACGGCAACGAAGTTGAGACTTATCACTTGTATCGAGATGCTTCTGGCAATCGCTACAAAGCAGACTCAGGAACATTGTTCGCCCAGCGTCACTTGACATCAGGTATTTCTGGAACATGGGCCTGGCAACAACACAATCTCACATTCTCCAACGGTGCGACCGGCGCGTCATTCCTAGGAAACATCCTTACGGCATCCATTTCTGGCAATAACGGTTCAGCAACAGTCAATCTTGATAGTGACCATCTGACCGCTTTCTCGAACCTGAGTGCCAAAGGTTTCGGCATGGTACGAAACGGATCAACAAACTACCGCGTTTGCCGTAACTATCTGCAAGACTTTTCAGCATCGGGAACAATAACTCTTGTATTCAACTGACGGGACGAACGTGAAAAGCAAAAAAGTGTCATCGAAGAAGAAAACTAAATCCAAAGTCAACGAAGCAGGCAACTACACCAAACCTGGTATGCGGAAACAGTTGTTTGAAAAGATCAAGGCTGGCTCAAAGGGAGGCGACCCCGGTGAGTGGTCTGCCCGGAAAGCCCAACTTCTTGCCTCTGAATACAAGAAACGCGGTGGAGGGTATCGAGACTGATGGCGAAAAAAAAATCTCAACAGTCTTTGGATCGTTGGAGTTCGCAAAAATGGCGCACTTCAGACGGCAAACCGTCAAAAGGAAAGAAACGGTATTTGCCAGATCGAGCGTGGGACTCTTTGACTCCCGCAGAAAAAGCGGCCACCAATCGGGCCAAAGCCAAAGGCAACAAAAGTGGCAAACAGTTTGTTGCTCAACCCAAAAAAATTGCGGCCAAAACAAAACGATTTCGATAAAGGAACTGTGGAATGAACAGGAAGTACACAGGATTTGACGGCAACGCCGCAGGGAAACGTGCGGGCCTCGAAAAGTTTGTTGAGTTGACTGTCCGACATTTCAACAATGGGGTGTGGAACAACGGAACGTGGGCTGTTCGTAACATGAAAAACGCCAATCTTGATAAACCTCGCCCGTCTGTTCACGGGACAGGTCGTGCGGCTGATTTGTCGTGGAGGCGCAAAGACAGCGGCAAAGGTTTCGGCCACTATTTTGAGGCTTGCCCTGTCCTAGATTTTTGGGTGGCCAATGCCGAACTGTTTTTGATAGAGGCAATTCACGACTATTGGCCCGTTCCGCACGGGCGCGGTTGGCGTTGCGACCGCGCAAAATGGACAAGTTACAAGAAGCCGTCTATCGGATCGGCTCCAAACGGAGATTGGTTTCACGTCGAGATCGCCCCCACTCATGCGGATAATCCTGCCTACTACGAGCAGGCGTTTGCAGGTTTGGGCGGTGCGTCGATGCCGGTTACACAGCCCGCTGTTGTTGCGGGTGGCAGTCTGACTTTCAAATATCCTGGCTTTCCTATAAAAATTGGAAGCAAAGGTACGGAAGTGAACCTTGTTCAAGCTGTTGTCGGAGCGGTGATTGACGGGAATTTCGGTGCAAAAACGAATCTTCTGGTGAAAGAATGGCAGAAGAAAAATAATTTGAAACCTGATGGCATTATTGGCCCTGTGACGTGGGCAAAAATGTTTGGTCAGAGGTAACGACATGGCCCCGAATCGTTCGATCTACGAAACCGACGAACAGCACGCCGCCTTCCTCCGCGTCGGCGGCGTTACTCTTCACCATGGCGACTGTCGGACGGTTATCGCCGGACTACCGGACGCGAGCATCGACTCGATTGTCACCGATCCGCCGTATGAACTCGGGTTCATGGGCAAACGATGGGATGTGAGCGGTATCGCTTACGATGTCGGGCTGTGGCGTGAATGTTTGCGTGTGTTGAAGCCCGGAGGTCATCTCCTCGCGTTCGGTGGCACACGCACCTACCATCGGATGACGGTCGCGATCGAGGACGCAGGTTTCGAGATTCGTGATTCGATCAACTGGATTTATGGGTCAGGGTTCCCGAAATCGCTGGATGTGTCGAAGGCGATTGACAAGGCGGCAGGTGCCGTCGGTGCCATCGTTGGCGAGAAGCGTTTTGGCAAGACCAGCACAGGGCAGGGTTCTGGGTGGAATCCGAACGCGGTTGCCGCTTCTGGTCGGCAAGAAGTTCGCGCACCCGCGACCGACTCCGCAAGAAAGTGGGAGGGCTGGGGTACTGCGCTGAAGCCCGCGCACGAACCGATCGTGGTCGCTCGGAAGCCGTTGATCGGCACCGTCGCCGCGAACGTGCTGACGCATGGTACGGGTGCGCTCAACATTGACGGGTGTCGGGTAGCGGCGGGGGATCGATTTGGTGGAGGAGCAAAAGCAACTAGCGGATTTGTGGACGGGTACGAGCATGACGGGTGGACTGCCGGATCAGAGCAGGGTCGCTGGCCTGCGAACGTCATCCATGACGGTAGTGACGAGGTGGTCGGACACTTTCCGAACACGGCCCCCAGCGTTTCAGCCGCAAGGTTCTTTACGTCGACCCCATACACGGAGGGAGATGAAGCGTCGTTCCTCTACTGCTCAAAGGCAGGCACCGAAGAACGCAACGCCGGACTCGACCACCTCAACGAACGGTCAGCAGGCATCAAGAACAGTAGCGGGCGTGGCTTCTCAGAGACCGATCCCCATCGTGAGATCAAGGCCCGCAACTTCCACCCGACGGTGAAGCCGCTCGCCCTGATGCGTTGGCTGATCCGGCTCGTCACCCCTCCCGGCGGCACCGTTCTCGAACCTTTCGCCGGAAGCGGCACCACCCTTACTGCCGCCGTTCTCGAACGGGTGAACGCCGTCGGTATCGAACTCACCGCCGACTATCTGCCGATCATCGAAGGCCGTATCCGCTGGGCAATCGAACACGCGGCTCCGGGATCGTCACCGAAACCCCGCCAGACCCGTCTATTTTGACATCTGACAGCCTCTAAACACCCGGCCCTACCCCAGCCCCATCTGACGGGTTAGACGCTCTCACAGACGAAAT